CGCCATAGGCTAGGCTTTGCTTGCTCCATTGGTTTGTCTCGCTTGAATCATAATAAAAAGTGCCGCCATTGTGCCAAAAAACGAGTTTATAGTCTTGATTTGCTATTGTTGGAGCAGAGAGGAAATTAAGAGTCTTCCAATCATCGAATCTGCCCTCATAATCTTTATACCATTCTTCTGTTACGCCATTATTAACCAGGTTGTTTCCGTCGTAAAGAGCAAATTTGGTCTTGAATCCAGCATCATAAAGAGGATAGATGTAAGCTGTCATGCTTACTCCTGTTCCTGCGCCTCCACTTGGAAATCGGGTTGCTTGCAGAATGTCGGCAGTAGACCAATTGGTTGCACCCTTTGTTTCGTATCCGAAGTTGGGATCGTTTGGGTCTAAACTTTTCGGCTGTGCCTTCATGCAGACGGGTTTAACCCATTTGCGCCAGTCACGATTTAAAATGTTCAAGATTTTCGAGGGATTTGTTTCCAGTTTGTTTTTCACTAGATAGTCAATGTTGACGAAGCCACAGTGTTTGAACATAGAAGCAATTTTGGTTGAAACAATCATTTTCAAACTCACTTTAGGGAAGAATATTATTAAGTTTATCCAACACTGCACTTTCTTTATTGGCGTTTTGGCTTTTCAAAACCACTAACGAATCTAATTTGCTGATTAAAGCCTCTAGTGAAAGCTGAATTTGGTTGAAAGCTAAATCGAGAGCATTGCTTTTCTGCATTAAATCAACAATTCCGAGACGCAATTCATCATTCTGTTTCTTCTTCAATTCTTCAAGCTTCACCGTTAATTCTGCTTTAAGCTGTTTATAATCTTCCACTGCCTTGCGTACGCAACCAGAAACGCCTGAAATCCAACCTTCATTAGCCGCTATGGAACCTGCAAACTGCAAGTCCTTAAGCATCAAGTCAAGTTCACTTTTGGCTTTCGCTAAACCATCCAGATTAACTGTTTGAGAGGCTTTTTCAGCGTCCAATTCTGCTTTCATTCGACTGTACATTCTTAATCTCCTTTTTCACTGTTCTTAGAAAATTCTAGCTTTTTTCTATGCACCTTGCTGGGTGTTTCTTCAACCAGTCTAGTTGGTTCTTCAATTATTGTAGAAGCTTTTTCAAGTTTTGTTTCAAGAAGGGGATTTGCTTTTTCCCAACGCAACACGAAAGCGTCAAACTCTGTTGGCTTAGACTGGGCAAACGCTTCAAGAACCGCCAATCTACGCTTCATATTTTCACTCATTTTCAGGTTCCACCTCCAACACAATATGCTTACTTTTAATGCGTTCGCCTTTCTCGTTTGCAAACACGTTTTCTTTTTTGAAAGGCTGACTGCCCTCAAAAGGGGGGTTAGCTTGCTGTTGCTGTTTAAACTTGTCGATTTGCATTTGATTCTTCTCTTCCAACGTCATCGGCTCACCGCTAATTTTCACTTCTTCCTCATCTGTTAATTCTGCCTTCATGCCTAAAGCAATGGCTTTTTCAATGTTAGTCAACTTCGCCTGCAAAATCGCTTGATCCTGCGCTTCATCCTTCTCTTCAACGGGGTTAAACTCGTAAATCCAATCAGTCACGCCTAAAGCTTCTTTAACCAATATGTTATTGAAAGGGTCTGCCCAAGCATGTTGATACATTTCCGTAGTGTTGTTGTTTATATCCAATTTCATGCGCGGATTCTGACCCGTTGTGCCTTGTTGCACTTCGCCAGCCGCCACGTCTTGAACGCCGTATGCTGCGTGGACGGTTTCTCGCCAAAGCTTCCACCAATCTAAACTTTGCATTTTTTCGCTCTCAGGCATTGCAGGCACATTCGTTACAGCTCCTTTTCCGCCGCTGCCTAGGAATAGGGTTTTAAGTTTTTTGACAAACCATCTGCCTGTGCGACTGTTAAGTTCTGGCTTGTTCTTTTGAAGCTTCGCCTTTTCAGCAAGGTCATTAGCATCTGTCTGTGACAGACCTTCGAAAACGAGTATGTTGCCCAGTTTGCCTTCGCTGTAGTTGTCGAAGTTGTAGTCATCCATCGCTTGCAATGTGCTTAATGTTGTGAGGATGCGGATTTCGCGGCTCCAACCATAGAGGCTGGGCAGGTTGGGGTCAAGCTTGCCATGCAACATTTCGTCTTTTGCCCATCGAGCTTTAATTGTGCCATCAAGGTAGATGTAACAGGTTTCTTTTAGGTTTGTGTTGCCACAGAAAGTGCATTTTCCGTTTGGAGGATAACTGATTTCTGGGTGTTTGCCAACGCAGTTTGAACAGAAAAATTCTCCATTGCCCAAGTTGCCATGTTTGTCACCACAGATTCTTATTTTTGACGCGTCTTCAACGTAAATGGTGATTGGCGTGAGTCTTTCTAAATTGGCTTTTTGGATGCTGATGTACCAGTCGCTTAAGCGTAGCATGTAGCGGTAGCAACTTTTTTGGATGTCGCTTATTTCGTCTGTCTGGTTTGGGTCTTCGATAAAGGCTTCTAAAAGTGCTTTCTGGTCTAAGCTAGGCTTAACTGTTTCCACATTACAGTCTGGGCATGTTTCTTTTTCTGTTTGGAATTCTGTGCCGCAGCTGGGACATTTTCTCAGCCAACGCGGTGCCACTTTGCCTTTGTTGCGTGTGCATTCTGTGATTATGCTTTCATGTGTATTGCCTAACACAGGGTTAAACTTGCCCCAACTGTTAAGTATTTCATAATCGTATTCAGGCTCTAACACGCTGAATTCGCGTTCTGTCTGCGTTACTGGGCTGCGCCGTTGGTCTTGGGCTATGTCTTTCCACAGTTTCAGCACTGCCTTTTCGGCTTTTCCGAATCGGTTTTTAAGTGTTTGTAGGATGCTCATTTTACCATTCAAACTCCACAATGCCAGGTTCGGGTTGTGCTCCCACAGTTCCTCGAGTTACGATTTCAACCGCATCTAAACCATCATCATGAGCCCCACGTGGAAACTGTACCCATTCAAGCCAAAACTCACTTTTTCTATCCAATAGCGGATTCACTAAGACACGTTTTGCTTCAAAGTGGCTGCTCATGGCGATAAAGCGTTGTTCCTTATCATGCACAGTGACAGTTGGCACTATAGGTAAGCCACGCAACTCATTGACGTAGATTAGGACTTTTTGAAAAGCATTAGATTCAATGAATATTTTGCTGTACTGATGTAAAGCATGTAGCTGTTTCAGTTTTTCTAGGAAATTTGGAAAACTTACGCGTTCTGCATAGACGTCTTCGAGGTAGGCTTGGTTGTTTCTTGAATCGTAAGAGGCTGTCGCTATATTGGCTATACCACCTCCACCGAGAGCAGGATCAACCCCCGCAAATTTTGGCAGATTTAAAGGTTGTTGTTCCCACGGATGCAGCCATTCACTGCGAAGGAGGTCGCCTTCCATACTTGTTGGATCATTCTGATATTGGCAATTGAAGAAGATGGTGCCTATTTCTTTTCGTTTCTCTTCTAATCGTTCTATTGGCCAATGTTTTTGCCATAACACTTTGGCTGGTTGACCTAAAGCATACTCTTTAGGATTCAAGATTGCTTGTAAGATTTGATTCTTCCATTTTTCAATTATTTCACTGTAGAGATCAGCATAGTTCCAACGTGTGCCGGTAACTAAAATCGCACCCCATGAAAACAATGTTGTCAAAAGAACTTTGTGAAACCAAGTAGATGCTTTTTCAACTTGTAGCCGTGTTATGACGTTTTCTTCATCAATAATATCATCAGCTATAATTAGATCGTTTCCACCGCCTGTTAGTGGACCGTACAAGCCTGTTGCGTGGATTATTGGGAATTTGCTGATTTCACCACGTTTGACATATATTTGTTGGTTAGTCCATTTTTGTGGTTGTTTGGGTTTTAAGTCTCCGAAAATTTCTCTGTAGTTTTTGTCATTTTCTATTCTTTGAACTATTGCTCCTAAGGAATCTTCAGCTAAACTTGCTGTTTTGCTAACAATTGTTATGTGAATGTTTGGGTGATTGCCTATGAGCCAACTTGGATAGTTGATTGCAATACATTCACTTTTACCATGTTTTCTTGGGGCTTCAATGTGAAACTTTTTTTGAGCCAGTGGATGTTGAGGTAATGGACTAAAGTGCATCGGATCGTTTGTTGGCTGGAGAAATTCATACCATTCGTTGTGAAAGTCTGCGTTGTCATAGCCTAGTTTCTCCGTGAATTTCTTGAGACTTATCCTTTCTGGCAAGTATAGAAGCTGCCTTGGATAGGATTTCATCTTCGTTTTCTGTGACATTAACCGTCACTGTTTCCTCGGAAATTTCAACTTGCTGTTTACTTTCTATTTTTTGAGGCATTAACACTGAGAGGAATCTTACTAAATCTCTGTCAGTCATGTCGTTTATGCGTTCTTTTAACCTCTGCAAAACCTCGTTAGTTAGCAACTGTGGTTCAGTTTGAAAGTTTCTGCGCAGCCAATTCACATGGCGGCTTACTGTGTTTCTATGTCGTTGGGTTTCTAGAGCTATTTGTTTTTCGTTTTTGCCTTCACGAAGTTTAGATAGGACTAGGGCGGTGTATTCTGTGTTTCGCACTTTTAGACACCATTATGAACTAAGGTTGATTAAGAAAATCTGTTAAATGTTTAGTGTGAAAGCCCCAACCCAATTTTCCTTCTT